GTGGTAATTCTGGATCCTATCTATATAATTGTCCAGGTGGTGCAGGAACAAGAGTTGCTGTAGCGGTTGGAGATTACTATGTAGTAGCAACCGCGGGTGGAGACTTCTACTGTAGTACTTCTTATACATTAACAGTTGGTGATGGTATAGTAGGTGTTAGTGCTGCAAGTGCTGATGCTTCCGTAGTTGGTGACTGGTCTATTATAGATTATGGTGCTGAATCGGTAACAAGTATTACAAATGCGTTTGGAACGTTTGTTACAGGTACAGCTAATTCAACAGCTAATGGTGCTGTTAATTTAGGAACAATAGATTTATCAGCAACTGGTACTAAAAACTCAACTACATTCTTACGTGGTGATAATACCTTTAATACAGCAGTTACATCGTTAACATTAGGATCTGATTCTGGTAGTACAAGTGCTATAACTACAAGTGGTACATTCACAATTGAAGGTGGAACTAATGTAACAACATCAGGTACAGGTACAACTATAACAATTAACTCTACTGATCAATATGAAGGTACAGTTACTTCAGTTGGTATCACAGATGGTTACTTAATAGATACTTCAGGTACTAACCCAGTAACAACTTCAGGAACAATAACCGTCGATGTTGATTTATCTGAATTAACAGACATGACAGAAACTATTACAACTTCTGATGAATTTGTAGTACTTGATGTTTCTGAAACTGGTAAAGATGAAGGTAAAAGAAAATTAATATCAGAAGTAATATCTGATTTAGATATAAAAACTGGTAGTGGATTTGTTACATCTATAACAGCTACAAGTCCTGTAACAGCCTCAGCTTCAACTGGAGCAGTTACAGTAGCTATTAATGATGCGACAGGAACTACACCAGGTAAAGCAGCTGTACAAGCAGGTGCTGGAATAAGTGTATCAGATTCTTCTGGTGTATATACAGTAGCATTAGCTTCTGGATCAATTGGTTCATTTAATGGAAACCTTGACAGTGGAACAAGTGGTATTGATAGAGCAGAAGCTGGTGGATATACAACATTTGATTGTACAACTACTACTCTGATAGGAGCTGGTGCTGCAGGAACAGACTGTATGGTTGAAGTATATCAAGTTGCAGATAATGATCCAAGCCCAGATACTCCAGCAGGAAGTACAGTTTATCCAGTTGTATATAGAGATGCTGACGAAGTATTTATCAAATTCAAAGGAAGTGTTGCAAATGGTAAATATGGAGTAATGCTAAGAGATATTGGATAACAATAATTAAATAAAATAAAAACGAGGTATGCCTATAAATTTTTTAAATGACTCGCAAGTTCTAGGTAGTTTATCTATATCTGAAGATGGTAGTAATGCTACAGTACTTTCTGAAAGTGCTAGTGGTGATTTTACTATTGATGCTGTAGATGATATTAGATTAGATGCAGGTGGTGGTGATATTGCTTTAAGGGATGATGATGTAGAATTTGGAAGAATAACAAATAATAGTGGGTCAGGAATTATATTTAAATCATCAGCAACTAATAGTGGTATCTATATACAACCAAACGGAACAGGTAATGTATATTGTGAAACAGATACTCTTATTGTATCGGCAGATGAATCTGAACCAGCTAAGTTTTTATTAAGAGCTGACCAAGGAGATGATGATGGTGATGATTGGTATATGATTAATCAAACTGATAATGATTTAGAATTTACTAATACTATTTCAGGTTCTCAAGTTACACATTTCTCAATTACACCAAATGCTACAGTCGCAGATTCTTATGCAACTTTTGCAGGAAATATAAAGATGACTGCAGAAGGTCATTTTGGAGCGGCTGATAATCTTTACATTGGGGGTGCAACACCTGGAACTGACCATACATATATAGGAGACAGCGGTAGAAATGTTACAATATATAATGGAGCTACATTCACCGTAGCAAGTGGGGCTACAAGTTTAGGAAGTACTTTATCTATATCCACTATTGCCGAAGTAGGTTCTGATACAGACAAATTCTTAATGTCGGATTCAGGTACAGTTAAGTATGTAACAGGTGCAAATCTTAGAAGTTACATAGGTGCAGGGACAGGAAGTGGTAATGTTTCTAATACAGGAACACCAGCTAACAACCAAGTTGCTATTTGGACGGATGCAACTACTATTGAAGGGGATAGTGACTTAACATTTGATGGAAGTGACTTAACTGTAGGAGGAGACGTAATAGTAAATGGTTCTCATTTAGTTTTAGCAAATGGCACAACATATGCAGCAGCTACAGATTATTTATATATTGGAGGTAGTGGATTAGATAATGCTGATGGCGCTATATATATAGGTAACAAAGGAGATGATAGTGGATATGGTTGGAGATTTCTTTATAAAGGAAGTCTTTCTGGTAATAATAATAAATTAATTATTCAATCTGAAAACTCTAGTTCTGCTGTAGATGCCTTAACCTTTACACAAGATGGTGCATCAACTTTTGCAAGTGCAGTAACATTGTCTACTATAGCTGAAGTTGGTAGTGATACAGATAAATTCCTAATGTCTGATAGTGGTGTAGTTAAATACGTAACAGGAGCCAATTTAAGATCTTATATTGGAGCAGGGACAGGAAGCGGGAGTGTAACTTCTGTGGCAGTTTCTGCAGGAACGGGTATATCAATTTCAGGATCACCTATCACAAGTAGCGGTACTATAACAGTTACTAACACAGCGCCAGCAACTATAGACGGGAGCGGTACAGGTAACAAAGTTACTAAATGGTCAGATTCAGATACTCTTACAGATTCTAGTATTACTGATGATGGTACTGATGTAAATTTTATATCACCAATAATTATAACAGATTCTTTAGCTGATTATTCAACTCCATTTATCACATTATGGAATGATACAAATGGTGGAGGTGCAGGATTTGAATTTAGTGATCAAGCAACATCACGCGCTCAAAAAGGATATTTAACATTCTATCACTCAGATGGATCATCACAAGGCGGTGGAGCTTCTCTACATGCAACAAGTACTGAAACTGATTTTGTTATGGTTGTTGGAGGTCCTTCGACTAATGGTAGATTTTCAGTATACAGTGGAGCTAGTAATGCAGAACCTGACTATGGGTTTTATGATGACCAAGATACAGGAATGTTACGACCAAGTGCTAATGCTCTTAGATTTGTAACAGGTGGTACAGCAGTTTTAGATTTAGATAGTTCACAAAATGCAAGTTTGGCAGGAACAATGACCATTGGTAGCATAACTGAAGTTGGTAGTGATACTGACAAATTTCTTATATCAGATTCAGGTGTAGTTAAATATGTTACTGGAGCTAATCTAAGATCTTATATAGGAGCTGGTACAGGAAGTGGTACAGTAACAAGCGTAGAATTAACTGGAGGAGAAGGAGTAGATGTATCAGTTACATCAGGAGCTAATCCTATTACTAGTAGTGGGAATTTAACACTTACTTTAGATTTAGATGAATTAACTACTAGTACTAATTCTGCTTTTGCAGATTTCTTTCCTATTGTAAATTCATCAGGTGCTCAATATAAAATTGCTCCAAGTGATATTGATTTATCTACTATGAATAATGATAGTGGTTGGACAACAAATAGTGGTACAGTAACAAGTGTAGGAATTACCGCTGGTACAGGAATAAGTGTATCTGGTTCTCCAGTTACAGGATCAGGAAGTATAACTGTTACAAATACAGCGCCCGCTACAATAGATGGTAGTGGTGCTGCAAATCAAGTTGCATATTGGTCAGATAGTGATACATTAACTGGTAGTAATGATTTAACTTATAATGGTACTACTTTAGCATTAGCAGGAGATAATGAAGTTTTACAAATAGGAACTGGCGGAACAGGAACAACTAGTTTATTTGCTTGGACTGGATCTACTTTTTATATTCAACAAGATAGTGCTTCAGGTGCTATTCAAGTAGAAACAGATAATTTTCTTGTTAAAAATCATGGCGCTGGAGAAACATATATCGAAGCAACAGATGGTGGTTCAGTAGATTTATATCACAATAATGTTAAGACATTTGAAACAACTGCTACTGGCGCTACAGTTACAGGAGATATAAGTATTACAGGAGGTGATATTACTACAAACGGAGTACAAACATTTAGTAATAGCAGTAGCTCAGACGCTTTATTAATAGGTGATACAACTGGTGGTGATACAATATCTACTATTGATTTATGGGTGATGGGCTCTAGTCAAGCACAAGTAGAAGATGGCGCTGTTATAATACAAAATAGTGCTACTCTTCAATTAAACTCTGGAAGTGATATAGCTTTAAATGGAGATGCTAATATAAGATTAGATGCTTCAATTGCAGCTAATCAATCTTCAGGTATAGTATTGCCTTTAGGTTCTACAAGTGTAACTGTAAATAAAGTTTATTATTGGAAATCAAGTGGTGCATGGGAATTAACTGATGCAGATACAGAATCAAAAACAAATGGTTTGCTTGCTTATGCAAATTCTTCTGGAACAGCTAGCAGTAATCGTATGGTATTAAAAGGAATAGTATTTGATAGTGGTCATGGATTTACAGTAGGCGCTCCATTATATATTTCTACTACTGCTGGTGATCTTACTACTACTGCTCCAAGCGGAACTGCAGATTGTGTAAGAGTAGTTGGATATGCAATAACTTCAGATGAAATTTATTTCTGTCCAGATAATACATGGGTTAAAGTATCATAAATTATGGCAACAAAAACAGTAGATAAATGGGGAATGGTAGGATACAGTGGTACTACTTCTTTTGCTAATACTAGAGGTGCATCCACAGGTAATACTTTATCAAATAATAATAGTACTGTTAATCAAAGATATATATACAGCTATTTTTTCTCAGGTGGTAAAGGTAGTGAATGGACACTTAATAGAGGATTTTTTGCTTTTGATATGACAACTTATCAAACTGGTTATACAATATCAGATTTAAAATTTTATTATAAACCTACAACCTCAGGTACTGGAACATGTAAAGTAGCTATAGTTAAATCAACAGCTCAAGGTGATGCCGATGCTAATTTAACAACAGCAGATTATGATAGTTTTGATGATAGTGTAACTTATGGTGCTACTGATGGCTCGTTGGTATGGCAAGATAGTACAACTTTAAGTTATTTTGATTTAAATTCAACAGCAATAAGCGCTATAACTAGTACTGGTTATCTTAAATTATGTATATTAGAGTGGACAAATGATTATAGTGATAACGCTCCTTTTGCTGCTACTAATGTTTCTGGTTATGGAAATGGTAGTATAGGAAATAGATTTTATTTAGATTTTACTGCTACACCCACAGGTTATGGAAATGATGTAATAGGTGTATCATCTTCTAATATTGACGAAGTAATTAGTGTGGCAAGTACTAGTATAAGTGAAATTATAGGAACATAGTAAAAAATATTAAAAACAAGTAATAATAAAAGATAAGGATTAATAGGTATTTTTTTGGTTTACCTTACCTATTATATCTCAAGAACAATTAATAGTAAACCATAATTTTTTAAATTTATAACAATGGCAGATAAATTTTTACAAATCAAAATGGATGGCGGTGATGTTTTACCACTTAAGATTGATGATGTGGTAACTATCGCAGCAACGTCAGCTGCTGATGTATGTACCGTTACACTTACGTATAGTAATGGTGGTACTGCAGTTTTAACTTCAGTAACAGCAGGAGCGTCAGTATATGTACCGCAAAGCGCTTCTAACCTTGTAGAGCTTAAAAGAACTCTATGGAACATCATTACAAATTCAGTATCTCAACCTTGGAACCAACCAATTTATGGTGGATCAGGATACGCATGGGATAACTGGAGCGTAGAGCCTGCGTCATCACAAGCTAGTTCTTACTATGCTCAAGATGCAAATCCAGCAGGATCTTCAACTTTTGCAGCTAAGCAAGGAGGGATCTTACCGGGTAGAAACAATGCAGGAGCAGACGGAGATTGTACAGCTCTAATTTGGAGTACTATTACATAGTAATACAATTTTTATTAACCTTTAAAACCAAAACCAATGACGTTTTATTATCAGACTAAAACGTGGAATAGTCAACCACAAATCACCGAAGAAACTATTAACTTATGGAAACATCTTGCAGATAAATCAAACTGGAGGATAGTTCAATTAGCTAACGGTTTCTATCAAACCGAGTACCAAAGTCCTGAAAAGGAAGATACTTGGATCGACGTAACCCGAAGAGAAACTATTGAAGGCGCAGAAACTGCTATTGATGGATCAGTAGCGCATTACGCTAAGAAAGTAGATTTCTTAAAAGGACCAAAAGTCGTGAAAACCTTTAAATAAAATTAAATCAATTTGAATTATGTCCAATAAACTTGTGAAACATCTTAACTTCGGTCAAGATGCAAAAGATCAAATATTTGAAGGGATAAATAAACTCACTAAAGCTGTTAGCTCCACACTCGGAGCTAGCGGCAAGTGTGTTATCCTAGAAGATGATCAAGGAAAACCCATTATCACCAAAGATGGTGTAACTGTTGCTAATTCAATAGTATTATTTGATGCTGTTGAAAATATGGGCGCAACATTAATAAAAGAAGCTGCAAGAAAAACTGTAGAAGAAGCCGGTGATGGTACTACTACAGCTACAGTATTAGCTCAAGCTATATTGCAAGAAGCAGATAAAAAAGAAATTAATACTAGACAATTAAAAGAGGGTATTAATTCAGGTGTAAAAAAAGTTATAGATTATTTAGAATCCATTAAAATTGAAGTCACTGGCGATATGATTGATCAAGTTGCCACTATTTCTGCAAATAATGACCAAGAATTAGGTAAACTAATTGGAGGTGCATTTAAAAGTGTAGACAAAACAGGTGTCGTAATAATGGAAGAATCTAGAGATTTAACTTCATCCGTTAAAATTATTGATGGAATGCAATTTGATAGACCTTTAAAGAGTTTACATTTTGCTACAGATCAAAATAAAGGCGTTGCCGAATTAAATAATCCTCTTGTTCTAGTAGTTGAATCTAAAATAGAAAACATACGAAAAATACAGAATGTATTAGAGTATGCTATAAAAAATAAAAAAGCCTTATTTATAATTGCTGATGTAGAACCTCAAGTTTTAGCAGCGCTAGCAATGAATAAAATGAAAGGCAATATTAAGGTATGTATTGTAGATGCTCCAGTATATGGATTTACTAAAAAAGAAAAGTTAAATGATTTAGCTTTAATGACTGGCGCTACTGTTATAAATGAAGATTTAGGAGATGATATGGATTTAATAGATCCAAATTATTTGGGAAAAGCTAAGAAAATAATAAGTAATAAAGAAAACACTATAATACAAGTAGAGGAAACTCCAGAAGCAGTAAAGGATTTGATTGAAGAAATTCAAGCAAAACAAGCCGTAGAAAAAGTTCCTGCCTATAAAATAGCACATGAAAAAAGACTTGCGTTATTAGCTGCAAAAGTAGCCGTGGTTAAAGTAGGTGCTAGCTCTGAAATTGAATTAAAAGAAAAGAGTGATAGAGTCGAAGATGCTATTTGTGCTACAAAAGCCGCGATAAAAGAAGGTATAGTTCCAGGTGGTGGTATTGCATTGTTAAATGCCGCTGAGTATATAGAAGAAAACAATGAAGCTGAAAAGATTTTAGCTAGAGCAATAATTTCTCCTTATAAAATTATACTTGAAAATGCTGGATTAGAGCCAAAATTACCTAAGAAACATGGTTTTGGTATCGACGTGGTTACGGGAAATATGGTAAATATGATCGATAATGGTATAATTGATCCATTATTGGTAACAAAAAGCGCATTATTAAATGCGGCTTCTGTAGCAAGTACTATTTTATCAACTGATTGTATAATAAATAATATTAGATTACATGAGGGCGATAGGAAATAACTTAATAATTAAAAAAATAGAAGAATCTAATCAAAAAACTAAAGGTGGATTAATTCTAACAGAAAAACAACGTGAAGATGTTAGATTTCAACAAGCAAAAGTTTTAGAAGTAGGTGATTCAGTGGTAGCGGTTAAAAAAAATGATTTAATTTATTTTGATAAATCCGCAGCACATAAGATTGAAATTGAAAAAGAACCATATCATGTCATCAGACAAGAAAATGTGGTCGTTGTTTTATGAAAAAGCTAGAAGCAAGTGATCTTAAAGATCTAAATTTGTTAAAACATTACCGTATAATACGCAAATGGGCTTGTAAAAACAACGACTTAACTGATGCGGAATTAGAATTATTAATCTATTTAGATTGTATAGACTTATTTACAAAAAAAGATTTTGAAATGGGTGTATACTCTTTTAGTTGGAATAACAGAAGATGGAGTAAACTAATTCAAGATGATTGGGTTCAAGTGTGGAGACGTAGAAACAGAACCACACAAAAATATAATATATATAAAGTCTCATTTAAAGGTAAACAACTTATAAGTAGAATGTACAGAATCATGTTAGGTCATGATGATATTCCTACAAGTGAGCGTAGAAACAAACTAATAGCTGGAAATACATATACAGACAAAGTATTAACTCATGCTATTTATAATGTAAATAAAGATAAAAACCGTTAAACATGTTCTCATTATTAGGAAAAACCTTAGGTAAAAAAGGTGGTAGAAAATTCGCAAAGAGATTAGGTATCACAAAATTACAACAAACAGTTGATGCTACTCAAGAAGAAGTTAAAGGTATAGCCGCTGCTGTTGCTCAATTAGGTTCAGGTGGAATTGAAGAAGAAATAGATTCTACTCCAGAAGCAGATTATGCTGGACCAGATATTGATCCAACAGGGATAGCTGCACCAACTTTTACTCCTGGAAGTAAAGAAGCAGCGATGGGAATGTTTGGTAAACCGGTAGAAGGATCTTTTGATAGAGAAATGTCAACTAACGCTGCTGCAGGAAATGTAGTACCAGAAGATATAAACGAACTAATATAAAACAATTATGAAAAATCACAAATCACCACTTAAAATGATAGAAGACAAGGCTCACACGCATGCTTCTAAAAATAATTCTGTAGGAATAGTTGGAGAATCTCAAATATGGGACGGTCCACTAGATCAAGATGGAAGACCTCATGGTAAAGGTTGGAGCGCTGGTATCCACGGAATGAAATTAAAATTAGGGGCAGTTCCATATTCTGGAAGTTTGCCTATAACACAAAAAGCAAAAGGATAATAAAATGACATATATACAAGGAAAAAATCCACTATCAAGAAAAAATTCTCCTTTAAACGCAAACAATCCGTTTAAAAGAGTGTCTCCACTTAATGAAGTTGCTTTAGATCCTGCAGATGATGCACCAATTTCTCCACAAAATGCGGAGTTATTAGCTCAAATGGATACTACTGAAGGAGGAACTATGCCTCAAGATACTAGTATTGAACCAGGAGATAAAGACTATGAAGCTATGTCTAGAAAATCTTCACCATTAAATGAACATGATGAAAATAAAATAGCTGAATTAACTAGCAAAATTGATGCAAGAGCAAAAGAACTAACAGGCGGTGATCCACAGTCTCGTGTAGATCCTTTTGAAGATGAGCAAATAAAACAATGGATTGCAGCAAGAACAGCAGAGAAAGCAAAACATAAAGAAGAAAAACCAAAAGAAGAAGAATAATAATAATAAATAAGTAAAATGATAATAAATCCAAGCACGTTAACAAATGGATTAAGAGTTGTACCTAGCGATAAAATAAATATTCCAGGTTCAACTTTAAGATTCTCTGGAACGGCAAATGTTAATACAACTAATAAATTGGTTGATACAACAAGACCGTTACAAATAAATCCTACAAGAGGTAGTTTCGTACAATCTTTGGAAGCAGCGCCAAGTCAGGGTCAAGTTGCGGATCAAGGAGTACAGGTAGGTGATGTAGTATATAACACAACTGACTGGACTGTAGGACTTGTTAAAGCAGTTGATAGTGCTACTACTTTAAGCATTATGGACGCTGATGGTGCGGATTTAGATTTATTTCCTGATGGAAATGAAACTTATTCAATTTATCAAGCTAATGGTCTTTATGCCACTCCAATAGGAACTTATGGATTTAGATTAGTAGCTGGTGTAACTTTGTCTAATTTAAGTGCTAATACTTCAGCTGGTTTTAATAACGCAGTAGATCAAGCAATTGTTCCATCAGGAGGGACTTATATAGATGCAATGACACCAGGACGAGGAGCTACATTTACAGCAACAACTGTTGGTGGTGAAGTAACGAATGTAAAAGTAGTTGCAGTAAGCACTTATAGTTTAACAGATTTAGCAGGTTTAACTATTGTATTTAATACAGCAGCTATTGAAACAGCTTTCGGTGGTGGTGGTACAGGTGCTGTAACAGTTACAATTGGCAATGTAGCGTCAGGTGATGAAGCTGAAGATCTTCAAAGTAATTCAGTAGGTCAACCAAAAGCTTTCCAAATTTATAATGGAGATACTTCTGTTATTGATGTAGCAGTTATTACCGCAGGTGGTGATGATATATTAATAAAAGACTTAGCAATAGGAACATTATCTCCTTTAGCAGTAACTAGAGTAAAATCTACAGGCACAACTGCTAGTAAAATAATATACGCATATTCATAAATTAATAATTAAAATAAAAAGAAATGGCACATCCAATTCACAAACACATGCATACTCACATTACAAAACAAAATGTGAAAGCTGCAATTAGAGACGATAAGGCTCATATGGATTATCTTAAAAGAGATATTAAAGATGATCAAAAATTTCATGCAAAAGATAAAGACGCAAGACAATTACATGATGAGCAACACATTACTAATCTAGCAAGAGATGTTAGAGATGATGAAAGAAAAGAGCATATATCAAGAAAATCTTCTCCCGCTAATGTAAAAATAAAAGAAGAAGACGTTATTCAAAGAGATGCTACAGAAGGTACTCAAGGAGGTTATGGTTCAGCTACAGAAGATAAAGAAGCTGTAAAAGCTTTTGATAAATCTTTAAGTAGAAAATCTTCTCCATTTCATGCAGAAGAAGAAGTAAAAAAAGATACAGACAAAGAAGATAAGGAAAAAGCTGCTCAAGCCAAAGCTAAAGCAGATGCTTTAGAATTTTTAAAATCATAAATACATAATCATGGCTTATACACAAAACAATCCTTTAACTCGTCAATCATCTCCATTATTAGCAAGCGGAAAAGGCTGTGCTAAATCAGAAGGTGGAAAAGGTTGTGTAGTACAACGAGGAGGAGAATGGGTTATTTTAAATAACAAAAAAGGCGGAGTATGGAGAGATGGTTTCTCTTCTAAAGAAGAAGCAGATAAAGTACTAGCTGCATATCACGCTAATAGTTAAATCATGCCTTATACACAGAGGTGGGGCATATCCCGTAGTGCTTTTCAATCTCCGTTAAATGATAATGGAAGAAGAACTATAATGGAAGAACCACTTGAAACAGAAGAACCAAGTTGGGCTGTACCAAAAGTAGATATTAGTGAAGCAGGTGATAAAGATATTATAGAACAAAATAATGAAATATCTAATGCACAGAACGCAGGGTTTCTTTCTAATATACCAATGCCTGTATGGAAAGAAGGGACTAAACGTGCTATAAAAAGAGGTTTTGGAGCTCTAGCAGGAACAGCAGCTGGGGTTTTGGGAATGTTTTTAACTCCTCAAACAGCTCATGCTAGACCACCCGGAAGAATGATAGATGGAGAATATGTAAGAGACGATGATTTTAATCATCCAGCAAATCAAGAGAGATATAAAAACCTAGATTTATCTCCACCTAAAGATTAAAATAATATGGCATTTAAATTAGAACCACCATTTAAAAAAACCTCTCCAGTTTACGAAAGAGAATTAGAACCAGGTTGCTTAGGAAAAGGTAACAAAAATGGTACTATATTAATAGATCCTGATCAATCTGAAGAAGCCAAGAAGAGTGTTATAGAACATGAAGAAATTCATATAGATCAAATTAGAAGAGGTGATTTATGGTATGATGATAAAAATGTATATTGGAAAGGAAAAAAGTACCCTAGAAGTAAAATGAAAGAAGGTAATCCAAATTTACCATGGGAAAAAGAAGCTTATAGTAAAACGGATTCTTTCGAAAAATTATAATAAAATGGAATCAAAAGGCTTAGGTGATACAGTAGAAAAATTTACACAAGCTACAGGAATAAAAAAGCTAGCAGATAGTATACCAGGTGGATGTGGATGTGAATCAAGAAAAGAGAAATTAAACAGATTATTTCCTTATAATAAATAATATGGCAAAAAAGAAATTTAAAGATACAACCGTTGGGCAGCTACTTTTTGGAGCTGCATCTGTTATTAACCCAACTTTAGGTAATGTCTTGCAAGGTGTTACTTCACCTCAAGAAGCAATAGCAGAAATAACAAAATCAGATGCTCCTGCAGATGATAAAATTAAACTTCAGCAATTAATATATGACCAGCAGAATAAAGAATTAGAAGCTATCACATCAAGATGGGAAGCTGATTCTATGTCTGATTCTTGGATGTCTAAAAATGTACGCCCGCTAGTACTAGTGTGGTGTATAGTTATATTTTCATTAGCTGGAATTTTAGATAGTATAGAAACACTACCTTTTCATATAAATGAATTATGGAATGATACTTTCGAAAAGATAATGATGTCAGTCGTCTTAGCCTATTTCGGTGGACGAACGACAGAAAAGGCGAGTAGCATATTTAAAAAGTAAAATCACATATTAATAAGTGATAAATATATAGAGTAATAATAATAATTAAAATTTAATCAAATGACAAAAAAGAAAGAAGAAGTTAAAAAAATAACTCAAGAAGAATTAGACACAGTAAAAAATCAACAAAATAATATTCAAAAAATATTATTAGATCTTGGTGCTTTAGAAGCTAAAAAATTTGAAGTAAGTAGAACTTATGAAGATTTTGCAGCAAAATTAGAAGGAACTAAAAAAGAACTTGAAGAAAAATATGGTCAAGTTAATATTGATTTAACTGATGGTAGTTATACAGAAATAGAGAAAACAGAAACTGAAAAGTAAAATGGACTCTATTATAAGAAAAATAAGTATAGGCTCGGACTATAAAAATGAAGCTATGCACTATTCTATAGGTCAACAGGTTTATGGAGGACATGTAATTCATAGTATTAGTCTTGATGAAGCAGATAAATCTTATAATATTTATATTAAAAAAGATGATGAGGTTATGCCTTGGAAAAAATTTAATTCCAATATGGCTATATCTGTAGAATATGATTTAGAATATTAATGAAAAGCATATATAATTTTATTATAACTCCTAAAAAAGGTAGATATAATAATGAAATAGAAATAGGTGATAAAACACTTATTATTAATGCTAATATAGAAGATCACAAAATGGTAAGTAGACACGCGGTTGTTGTATCTACTCCATTAGCTTATTGTACTGATATAAAAGTAGGTGATGAAATTATAATACATCACAATATATTTAGAAGATGGTATGATATAAAAGGTAATGAAAGAAATAGTGGTCAATATTTTAAAGAAGATTTATATTTTTGTAAACCTGATCAAATTTATTTACGTAAAGATGATGATAAATGGTTACCTTTTATGAATAGATGCTTTGTAATGCCTATTAAAGATACAGATACTTTAACATTAGACATGGAAAAGAAATGTGTTGGTATATTAAAAATAGGTAATAAAGAGTTAGAAGCACTTGATATTAACCCAGGGGATTTAGTTGGTTATAGACCAGGTAGAGAATGGGAGTTTGTAATTGATGGCAAACGAATTTATTGTATGAAATCAAATGATATTGTTATAAAATATGAGTACAAAGGAAACGAAGAAGAATATAATCCAGGCTGGGCAAGTAGCAGTTAAAGAATTAATTAAAGTTGCTAAAGAACCAATCATAGATTATGGTCCAGATATTTCCGCAGATAGATTAAAAAATGCTGCAGCTACTAAAAAATTAGCTATATTTGATGCTTTTGAAATTTTAAATAGAATTGAAGAAGAAAAGAATATGTTAGAAGATAAACCTAAAGAAGAAGTTAAAAAAGAAAAAACTTTTAAAGGGTTTGCAGAAGGGAGGTCTAAATAATGTACGAACAAACTTTATATAAAATATTACCTAATTATATTAAACCTAAAGTTCTTAAAAGAAATAATAGATATAAAAAATGGGAATATGGATATAACAAAGAACATGATTTTATAGTTATATCTAAAACAGGTCAAATAGGTGAAGTATATGAAATACAAAATCTTAAAATAGCTTTACCAAAAGAAAATAATGTTTATAAGTTTAAAGAAGATAAATGGACTAAAACTGAATATCCTAAACCATTAACTAGAATTAAAACAGTTTTTGACTGGAAAGAATATCCAGAAGATTTTAAAGAAAAATGGTTTGACTATATTGATGAAGAGTTTAAGAAACGTGAAGAAGGATTTTGGTTTTATAATAAAGGAATTCCTACTTATCTTACAGGTACGCATTATATGTATTTACAATGGAGCAAGATTGATGTAGGACCACCAGATTTTAGAGAAGCTAATAGATTATTCTTTATATTCTGGGAAGCATGTAAAGCTGATATAAGGTGTTATGGAATGTGCTATTTAAAAAATAGACGTTCTGGATTTTCTTTTATGGCTTCAGGAGAAATTGTAAACCTAGCTAGTATATCAAGTGATTCACGTTATGGAATATTATCTAAAACTGGTCCAGATGCTAAAAAGATGTTTACTGATAAGGTTGTTCCTATTTCAGTTAATTATCCATTCTTTTTTAAACCGATTCAAGATGGTATGGATCGACCTAAAACAGAATTAGCATATAGAGTACCAGCTTCTAAATTTACTAGAAGAAAGATAGAATTAGGAACAGAAAGTTCAGAATTACAAGGATTAGATACTACTATTGATTGGAAAAATACTGGTGATAATAGTTATGATGGTGAAAAATTAAAACTATTAGTACATGATGAAAGTGGTAAATGGGAAAAACCTAACAATATTTTAAATAACTGGAGGGTAACAAAAACAACATTAAGATTAGGTAGCAGAATTATAGGAAAATGCATGATGGGTTCTACTTCTAATGCTTTAGATAAAGGAGGTAGAAACTTTAAAAAATTATATGATGATTCAGATGTTACAAAAAGAAACCGCAATGGACAGACTAGCTCGGGATTATATTCTTTGTTCATACCTATGGAATGGAATTACGAAGGATACATTGATTCTTATGGGATGCCTGTCTTCGATACCCCAACCACTGAAGTCACAGGTCCACAAGGAGGATTTATCGACCTCGGAGTTGTGGAATATTGGCAAAATGAAGTCGAAGGCTTAAAATCTGATCAAGACGCTTTAAATGAGTTTTATAGACAATTTCCAAGAACTACAAAACATGCATTTAGAGATGAATCTAAATCTTCTTTATTTAATCTAACTAAAATTTATCAACAAATAGATTTTAACGAAGATGCTAATAATAAAGCGGCGGTAACTCAAGGGAATTTTATTTGGGAAAATGGTATAAAAGATACTAGAGTTATATTTGCTCCTAATAAACAAGGTAGATTTTTTATAACTTGGATACCAGATGATAATCTTCAAAATAGATATATAGAAAAGAATGGTATTAAATATCCTGGTAATGATCATATGGGCGCATTTGGATGTGATCCTTATGATATATCAGGTACAGTAGATAAAAGAGGTTCTAATGGTTCTTTACATGGGTTAACTAAATTTAGTATGGAAGATGCTCCAGCGGATCATTTCTTTTTAGAATATATAGCAAGACCACAAACAGCTGAAATATTTTTTGAAGATGTATTAATGGCGTGTGTATTTTATGGAATGCCAATATTAGCAGAAAATAATAAACCTAGATTACTTTATCATTTTAAAAGAAGAGGTTATAGAGGTTTTGCAATGAATCGACCAGATAAAGTTTGGAATAAACTTTCAGTAACAGAAAGAGAAATAGGTGGAATACCTAATTCAAGTGAAGATATTAAACAAGCACATGCTGCTGCAATTGAATCTTATATAGAAAATGCAATTGGTTTTAATGGAGATGGATATGGAGATTTGTATTTTCAAAGAACATTAGAAGATTGGGCATCTTTTGATATGAATAATAGAACAAGTCATGACGCCTCAATTAGTTCGGGGTTAGCTATAATGGCTTGTAATAAAAACAGATATGCTCCAGTAAGTAGAAGAAAACGAGAACCAATTGATCTTGGAATAAAAAAATATGATAACAAGGGATTAGTTTCAAAAATAATTAAATAAATGAATACATACGCAAATCCAAATAGTGCATTTCCTAGCCAGGTAGTGCCAGACGCTGAAAAATCTTCCATTGATTATGGAAGACAGGTCGCACAGGCTATTGAAGCAGAATGGTGGAGACAAGGAGGTAACGGTACTAGATTTGCTACTTCTTTTAATAGATTCCATACTTTAAGATTATACGCTAGAGGTGAACAACCTGTTCAAAAATATAAAGATGAATTAGCTATTAATGGAGATATGTCTTATATGAATTTAGATTGGAAACCAGTTCCTGTGGTCTCTAAATTTGTAGATATAGTTGTAAATGGAATGGCTAATAAAGTGTATGAAATAAATGCTTATGCACAAGATCCTGTTTCATTAAAGAAAAGAACTGATTATGCTAACGCAATATATGAAGATATGTTAGCTAAACCTTATTTGGAAGAGTTAAAAGGAACTTTAGGTATTGATCAATATCAAAGTCCTGATCCGGCTAATTTACCTGAAAATAAAGAAGAATTAGATCTTCACATGCAATTAAGCTATAAACAAGCAGTAGAAATAGCAGAAGAAGAAGTTATAGATAATACTTTAGCAAGAAATAAATTTAAAAATACTAAGAAAAGATTTTATTATGATCTTGTTACTTTAGGAATTGGTTGTGTAAAAACACAATGGAATAAATCTAATGGAATCGTTATAGATTATGTAGATCCAGCAAATTTAATATATTCATATACAGAAGATCCTAATTTTGATGATATATATTATGTAGGAGAGGTGAAACAATTAACTGTTCCAGAAATAGCTAAACAATTTCCGCATTTAACTGAAGATCAATTAGAAAAAATACAACAAACTAGATCTTATAGTAATCAACAATTATACGGTTGGCAAACTTATGATCAAAATACTGTACAAGTTTTATTCTTTGAATATAAAACTTATAACACACAAGTATTTAAAATAAAACAAACTGAACACGGACTAGAAAAAGCATTAGAAAAACCTGATACTTTTAATCCTCCTACTAATGATAACTTTGCTAGAGTAGAAAGAAAGATTGAAGTGCTATATAAAGGTTGTAAAGTTATTGGTAATAATGAATTAATAGAGTGGAAATTAGCAGAAAACATGAGTAGACCTTTTGCTGATACTACTAAAGTAGAAATGAGTTATGCTATTGTAGCACCACGTATGTATAAAGGAAAAATTAATTCTATTGTAAGTAAAATAACTGGCTTTGCTGATATGATTCAGCTAACTCATTTAAAGCTTCAACAAGTAATCTCAAGAATGGTGCCAGATGGAGTATTCTTAGATATGGACGGACTTGCAGAAGTAGATCTTGGTAATGGTACTAATTATAACCCAGCTGAAGCATTAAATATGTATTTTCAAACTGGTTCGATAGTTGGTAGATCATTAACTCAAGAAGGAGATATGAATCCTGGCAAAGTACCTATTCAAGAACTAGCTACTTCTACTGGACAAGGAAAAATCCAAAGTTTAATTAGTACATATCAATATTATTTACAAATGATAAGAGATGTGACCGGATTAAATGAAGCAAGAGATGGTACTGTTCCTGATAAAAATACTTTAGTTGGCTTACAGAAAATGGCAGCTAATCAATCTAACGTAGCTACTAGACATATATTAGATGCAGGATTATGGTTAGTATTAAGAACATGTGAAAACATTGCTTTAAAAGTAGCGGATTCTTTAAACTATCCTTTAACTTTAAATTCTCTTAAAAGCTCTATATCTACTTATAATACTGGAACATTAGCAGAAATACAAAATTTAAATCTTCATGATTTTGGTATATATTTACAATTAGAACCAGAAGAAGAAGATAAACAAATGTTAGAACAAAACATTCAAATGTCTTTACAACAAGGTGGTATTGATTTAGAAGATGCTATAGATATAAGACAAATAAAAAATTTAAAACTAGCAAATGACGTTTTAAAACAAAAACGTAAAAAGAAAATGCAAGCAGCTCAACAAGCTCAACAACAACAAGCTCAAGCTGAAGCCGCGGCAAATGCTGAAGCTTCACAAGCTGCAGCTATGGCAGAAGTACAAAAGAACGAAGCCATGACTCAAGCGAATATTCAATTTGAACAAGCTAAATCTCAAATGGAAATCCAAAGATTACAAACTCAAGCTCAATTAAAACAACAAGAAATGCAATATCAGCATGAGTTTGATATGGAATTAAAGAAATTAGAGGTGCAAGCTATGCAAGAGAAAGAAAATAGAATTGAAGATCGTAAAGATAAAAGAACAAAAATGGAAGGAACTCAACAGAGTAAGATGATTGAACAACGTCAAACTCAAGGTTTTCCTACTAATTTTGAAAGAGAAACCCCAGGACAATTTCAACCTGAAGGGATTTAATTAATTTTATAATATTATATTATGTCAGAAAAACAAACAACTAAACCTGAGGTGGCTGAAGAAGTCAAATCAGAAGGTGGGGATATGAAAATGAAATCCAAACCTAAAATGAAAAAGTTTAATACTACTAAAGATGAACCTGTTAAAGTGGATTTAACTAAAGATCCAAATATTAAAACAGAAGAACCTATAAAAGTAGATTTAACTAAAAAAGAAACTAAAACAGAAGACGATGCCATTCAAATCGGAGAAACAAAGGAGGTATCTGTGGAAAAACCATCCGGAGATAGCGCAGAGATGGGAGAACCTTTACAAGAGTCCAACACGACTACTGAAGGGATTCATCCAATCCAAGAAATAACCAATGAAACTGATAATCTAGTAGTAGATGATGTTTCTACTCCTAATATAACTTTACCAGAAAATGTAGAAAAGTTGGTTAACTTTATGGAGGAAACTGGTGGTACTGTAGAAGATTATGTAAGATTGAATGCAGATTATTCTAGTGTAAATGAAGAAGTTTTATTAAAAGAATATTATAGTAAAACTAAACCTCATTTAAATGAAGAAGAAATAAAATTCGTAATGGAAGAAAAATTCGATTACGATGAAGAGATTGACGAAGAGCGAGACGTCAAAAGAAAAAAACTCGCTAAGAAAGAAGCGATTGCAGAAGCAAAGAACTTTTTGGAGGACATGAAAACTAAGTATTACGACGAAATCAAGTTGAGACCCGGCGTAACTCAAGAACAACAGAAAGCTATGGACTTCTTTAATCGCTATAATAATGAACAAGAAATAGCTACGCAAAGGCATGAAAAATTCATTAACAACACTAAACAACTTTTTTCCAATGAATTCAAAGGTTTTGATTTCGAAGTTGGTGAAAAGAAATTTAGATACGGTGTTAAAGATCCCAGTGCTGTTGCAGAGAATCAATCTAATCTCAACAACTTCGTCGAGAAGTTCTTAGACAATGAAGGCAATGTTAAAGATACGAGAGGTTATCATAAGGCTATGTATGCTGCACAGAATATAGATAAAATAGTAAATCATTTTTACGAGCAAGGTAAATCTGATGGGATTAAAACAGTTGTAGAAGGATCTAAAAACCCTACTACAGATACTCGTCAAACAGCGGGTGATATTAATCTTGGTGGATTTAAAGTTCGTGCTATAGATGGTGTAGATAGTTCTAAATTGAAAATCAAACGAAGTAAATTTAACAATTAAAATTAACAATTATGGGTGTATTAAGTCCTCAGTTTGGGAGTCTTATTCCATCACAAACTATGCAAGCTTTAGAAGGAAACTATCTAAACTTTGCTACAGGTGGTGCGAATGATTTCGCTCAACAATATCTACCAGAAATTTATGAAGCAGAGGTAGAGCGTTATGGAAACAGAACGTTAGGTGGCTTCTTAAGAATGGTTGGCGCTGAAATGCCAATGATGTCTGACCAAGTTGTTTGGTCGGAGCAAAACAGATTACACATCGCTTATGATGGTGTAGGCTGTACTGCTGCAGGTTCGCAGTTAACAATTAACAACGGTACTAACGTACTAATGCCGAACATGACAGTTGTAATTATGGATCCAAACGATCCTTCTTTTACAGTAAAAGCTATTGTAGATAATTCAGGTGCATTTGATCCAGTTGGTATGGGTGCTGCTAATTTAGTAGACGTTATACCTTACACTAGAGCAAATGTAAACGCTGGCGCGGTTGCTAAAACAAATCTTAAAGTATTTGTATACGGTTCTGAATTTGGAAAAGGTTCTACTGGTCCTGTAACTACAGGTCAAACTGGAGCTGGAGACCCTTGGTCTATCCAACCTTCTTTCTCTACATTTAGTAACAAACCAATTATAATTAGAGACAGATACGCTGTTAGTGGATCTGATGCTTCTCAAATTGGTTGGGTTGAAGTTGCTACAGAAGATGGTGCTAGTGGTTATCTTTGGTATTTAAAAGCTGAAGGTGAAACTAGAATGAGATTCGAAGATTATTTAGAAATAGCAATGGTTGAAGGTGAATTAGCTAATGCGGTACAAGGTGCTGCGATTGTAGCTAATGTTCCTTCTTTTGCTGGTGCTGGCGGTGGTGCTGGTACTATTGGTACTGAAGGTTTATTTGCTGCTATTAATAATGGTGGTAACGTACTTTCTGGTTATGCTGGAGGGTTACAAGACTTTGACCAAGTTCTAGAAAATCTAGATACTCAAGGAGCTATTGAAGAGAATATGCTTTTCTTAGACAGAAAAACTGAGTTATTATTTGATAACATGTTAGCACAACAAAACTCTTACGGAGCTGGAGGTACATCTTATGGTGTATTTGAAAACTCTGAAGATATGGCGCTTAACTTAGGTTTCTCTGGTTTTAGAAGAGGTTCATATGACTTCTATAAGACTTCTTGGAAATACTTAAACGACGCTTCTACAAGAGGTGGTTCTTCTAACTTTGTTAACGGTGACAACATCGATGGTGTATTAGTACCAGCTGGTACTTCTTCAGTATACGATCAGTTACTAGGAACAAACATTAGACGACCATTCTTGCATGTAAGATATAGAGCTTCTCAAGCAGATGATAGAAGAATGAAATCATGGTTAACAGGTTCTGTTGGCGGTGCTGCTACTTCTAACTTAGATGCTATGGAGGTAAATTTCTTATCAGAAAGATGTCTTTGTACTCAAGCTAGAAATAATTTCGTATTATTTACAGCTTAATTTTTATAAGGTTGGGGCGTCAAAAAGCATTAGCTCAACGGGCGCCCATATACCTTTAACTATTTAATTATATTATATTATGGAAAAAGAAAAAGAAGTTGTAGTGGCAAAAACTAAGAAAGTTGCTCCACCACAACCTAAAAAAGAATCACATCCAGAAGATGGATGGGAAATAAAAGATAGAAATTACTATTTAAGCGGAAATAAAGAACCTCTAACTTTTACATTAAAATCAAGACATACAGAGAAATATCCTTTACTATGGTTTGATCCAGTAAAAAAAGAGCAAAGAGCCTTAAGATATGCGACTAATCAAAGTTCACCATTTGTAGATGAACAAAAAGGAGAAGTTACATTAAGACATATTATGTTTCATGATGGTACTTTACATGTTCCAAAAGAACACCAAGCTTTACAAAAACTATTATCATTATATCACCCAGATTTAAACGGAAGATATAAAGAGGTTAAGAAAGTAGAAGAAGCTAAAAATGAATTATTAGATCTTGAAATAGAAATTGAAGCTTTAAATGTAGCTAGGACTATGGATATAGAAATAGCTGAAGCTGTATTAAGAACAGAAGTTGGTTCTGAAATAAATCAATTAAGTTCTAAAGAAGTTAAAAGAGATTTAATTAGATTTGCTAAAAAGAATCCTAGATTATTCTTAGACTTAGCAAGAGATGAAAATGTTCAATTAAGAAACTTTGGAATTAAAGCAATTGAAGCAGGGTTAATAAATTTATCCAGTGATCAAAGAACTTTTACGTTAGGTAAAAATAAACGTAAATTATTTAATGTTCCATTTGATGAAAACCCACATTCAGCACTTGCTGCTTGGTTTAAAACAGATGAAGGTGTAGAAATATACAGATCAATAGATAAAAAACTATCTTAACACAAATACTAATAAGGGCGGCAAACGCCGCCTTTATTATAAATAATATACTAGAATGGCAATAAACGTAGATACTGTATACAAAACTGTTTTGTTAATACTTAACCAACAACAACGAGGATATATGACGCCTGACGAATTTAATAAAGTCGCAACACAGGTTCAACTAAATATATTCGAAAGATACTTAGACGATCTAAATCAACAGTATCGTGTCCCGCAAAATGACACAGAATATGCCGATAGAATTAAAAATACTGAAGAAAATTTACAAAATTTTCAAAAATATATAAATAATGCATCTGCCGCGGGTGCTATAACAGGAACTAATCCTTTTACTATAGATACAGCTGTAGTAACAGATTTGTATAGATTAGGTTCTGTAATTTATAAAGGCGAACAACTAACTCAATACGCACAAAGAAACGAGATAACACAACTATTACTTTCCCCGTTAACTCAACCAACAACTAATTTTCCTATATATTTATATGAAGAGGGTAAACTATATATCTATCCAACAACTATTGTTGCTCCAGATGATATAAATATATCTTATTTAAGAAAACCAGTAGATCCAGTATGGGCTTACGGTGTAGGAACTTTAGGACAATATGAATATCAAGCATTAAATTCTACAAATTTTGAATTAAATGTATCAGAGCAAACAAATGTAATATCAAGAGTGTTAGCATACGCAGGAATCATTATAAATGATCCTTCTATTATACAAATTGCGGCTGGAGAAGTACAAAAAGAAGAACAAAACTCAAAAACATAAGATATGCCTAGACCAGATGGAGGATTAATCCGAGAAACTAACTTACAATATTACGCCGGCGCGCAGATTATATATACGGATGCAGCATTAAATGTTTCTAAAGCATATACTTTTACATTTAACACAATACTTTCTATGGGAAGTAGTACGAGTTGGTCTTTAACTGATCCTGATTTTACATTAAATAATTTTAGAATATATACTAGTCCTACAGGAATTGGTAATTGGACTGAATATTTAACTGCTTATACTTTAACATTTGCTAAAGATGGTTCTAAAACTAATAGTATTATAACTTTAGGTTTAGCACAAGCTGTAGGAACGTATGTTAAAGTACAATTAAAAGAAAATGCAGTAGAAGATAATTACGGAGGTTATGAATATATAAAATTAAACGATGTAGTTAATAATTTTATTGTAGGATATGTTGGACAAGATAAATTAATACCTAGAGTAAATAGAACTGATGTAATATTTCATGCTAAAAGAGGTTTACAAGAATTTAGTTATGATACACTAAAAAGTATTAAATCTCAAGAATTAACAGTACCTGATAACCTTGCATTAGTAATTCCTCAAGACTATGTTAATTATGTAAAATTATCTTGGGTTGATGGAAATGGAGTTAAACATACTATATATCCTACTCAATTAACTAGTAGTCCATGGGAAGCACCACTACAAGATAAAAAAGGTGAAATAATACAAGATAATTTTGGAGATAATGTAGATGGTACATCTTTAACTAATCAAAGATGGGAAAAATTTAATACTAGTAATATAACTGGAGTATATCCATTAAACTCAAATAACCCTACAATTTATATGTATGATTGGTGGGGAGAAGGATATGGAATTGGACAATATTGGGGTCAAAGATATGGAGGTGATCCAGTTAATATGCAAATGAATGGGTGGTTTAATATAGATGATAGAAGAGGAACATTTAATTTTTCTAGTGATTTAAAAGGTAAATTAATATTACTAGAATATATATCTGATGGTTTATCATATGACTTAGATACTAAAGTTCCTAAACTAGCTGAAGAAGCTATGTATCAACATTTATTATATAGTATAATGTCTACTAGAAGAGATACTGTCCAAATAGCTCAACAATATAAAAGACAAAGATATGCTGCGTTAAGAAATGCAAAAATAAGATTATCTAATATTAAATTAGATGAGATAGTACAAGTGATGCGTAACAAGTCTAAATGGATAAAACATTAAAGAATGCCAGAAATAAAAAATAATTTTCTCAAAGGGAAAATGAACCAAGATCTTGACTCTCGTATTTTACCTCAAGGTGAATATAGAGAAGCAATAAACTTATTGATAAGTAGATCTGAAGGTGCTACTGTGGGTGAGTTTGAAAATATTTTAGGTAATAATAATGTAGGTACAGTAGCTAATAGTGCTACAGAAAAAGTAATAGGACATTATATAGATGAAACTAATAGTAGAGTATATATTTTTGTTACTGATTTTGATGATTCAGATCCATTTTCTAGAGCTCCTCGTTCTGGAACAGGTAGTAATCATAAAATCATGGAATTTGATTTAAATAATCCGGGTTCTCCAAACACTTTAGTAACTGGATATTTTTTAAATTTTAATCAATCTTTTCCTATATATGGAACTAATCTATTAGAAGAGCTTTTATTTTGGACAGATAATTATAATCAACCAAGAAGAATAAATATAACTACTGCTAGAAATAATGCTTCTGCATATACTAAAGAAATGCAAATTTCTGTAGCAAAATATTATCCTTTTGATCCTCTTATTCCTTTAGAAAGACAAACAGGAACAACAACTGCTGGTTGTACATCTACATTAATAGTATTAAGTTCAGGTAATACTAATATTAAAGTAGGAGATATTGTAACTGATAATGATAAAACAGATTTTAGTGGGTTAGTAATAGGGAATAGTACACCACCCGTTAAAGTTACTCAAATAGTAGATCAAGCTGCTACTACATTTAAAGTTTCTCCAGCTATATCTAGTGGTGCTCCTGCAAGTGGAGTTAAATTAGATTTTAGTAGAACTAGCATGAAAAATCAACATGCAGTAAACTTATCTAATCACTCTCAACAAACAATTGATAATGTAGTAACCCCAGGTACCGGTGGTTCAACTAGCGATAGAACAGGTACACCAACAGTTATTAGAATAAATAATACAGGTAGTGGTGGAACTGGTGCTGTATTAGGTGGAGTTCCAAGGGTAGGAGATATAATTACAAATGTTACCAGTCCTAACAATATACCTAATCCAACTAATCCCGCAGCGAATTGTGATTTTAATGTACGTGTAGCCAGTATTACTATAGATAATGTAAGCTCAACAGATCCAGGAAGATGGAGTATTACTTGTGATGTAGACGCTACTTTTAATGGTGGTTTAACAGGTTTTTCTACTTCTGATGTAATACAAATAGCTCCTAATCCAGATTATAACTCTAGTTTTTCTGGAGATTCTAAATTTTTAGAAGATAGATTTGTTAGATTTAGTTATAGATTTAAATTTAATGACAATGAATATTCTTTAATGGCTCCATTTAGTCAAATAATGTTTATACCAAAACAATATGGACAATTTGGTTTAGGTCAAATAGATACTAAACTTGATGGTATAAATAATTATTATCAAGACGAAGTAGATGCTTATAATAGTACTGTGTTAGATTGGTTTGAAAACGATATAGATACTATTGGATTAAAAATTCCTTTACCAGATACATTAGCTAATTTATCTAGTATTTATAATATTCAAAAAATTGATGTTTTATATAAAGAATCCGATGCTCAAGCAATAAAAGTATTAGATACTATAACAGTAAATGATATAGTCGCGGCTGATACTGAAACTATTAGTTGGAATGATGATCAACATGGTTTAATTGATCAATTATATTATGATTATAACTATGAATCTAATAAACCTTATAAAACTTTACCAGCTAATCAAACAATTAGAGTATATGATAAAGTACCTATAAAAGCTTTAGGACAAGAAATTATAAGTAATAGAATAGTATATGGAAATTATACTGAGCGAATGACTCCACCTTCTTCAATTAATTATGAAGCATCATATCAAGATAGAGATGTTCAATGGGCAGATTATGCTACCGAATATCCTTATCATACTGTTAAGCAGAATAGAACTTATCAAGTAGGATTTGTATTAGCAGATAAATACGGAAGACAATCTGATGTGATTTTATCTACCAATGATGGAAAAGATGGAACTAAAGGATCAAGCGTGTATGTTCCTTATAGAAGCAGTAATGACGCTACTACTTCTCCAGTTATAGATTGGTGGGGTACGGGTTTAACACTTAGGCTTTATGAAGCAATGGGAGAAGCTATAAATAATACTGCTGGTCAACCAGGTATTTACAAAGAAGATGGTCATGTAGCTAGTGTCATTGCTATAACTGATGACGATGCTGATTATGTTGCTAATACAACTTATGCTACTGGTGGTGGGAGTGGATCTGGTTGTACAGTAAGAGTAACTAGTGTTGGTGCTGGTGGAGAAGTACAAAGCATAGCAATTATATCAAGTGGTTCTGGATATACACAGGGTAATGAATTAAGTATACTTGGTGGAGGTGGTTCTGCTACATTCACTGTTAATATTGGAGAAGCAAATCCTTTAGGATGGTACTCTTATAAAGTAGTTGTTAAACAACAAGAACAAGAATATTATAATTGTTTTTTCCCTGGCTTTGTTAATGGATTACCTATTAATGATCAATTATGGAATAAAACCCCTAGAAATGCTGCTGATGCTATAAACCCGGGAGCTTCTGATATAGAAACATATAGAGATAAAATATTTTTTGCTTCTTTATTAACTGAAAATATAAATAAAGTTCCTAGAGCTTTAGTTGAAATAGGTCCAACAGATACAGAATATAATAGTGATGAACAATTATATATTAGAGTAAATAATCCTAACGCTACTTCAACTTTAGAAGTTAGGAATTTACAATATTATCCAGGTCAATTAGTACAAGATGTTTTAAACATAGCTACAGTTAGAGATACTGAATTACAATCAATTCCTTTTGTACCTTTTAGTATTGGTCCTGATCCCAGTGCCATTGGCACCGAGCCAATTCAATTAGGAACTAATCTTGGGTATGTATATTATCAAAGTTATCCCGCGGGTGATCAAGGAGATTATGGATCTACTCTACAATGGTTACCAAATGGAAGTGCTACAACTACTCCAGTACCGGTAACAACTCCTACTGGATCTATACCATGGGGAGATGTAGCTGATAAAGCACCATTTTTTCAAGCTGATGAAGATCCTTTTATTATAAAAGCAAATCAAGTTGGAAATTATGATAATCCTATTGGAGCTATAATTTGTGGAGCTCCACTTATTAGTGTTGCACATGACAGTAATTATGCAAGTGGAGTGAGAACTATGCAACCTACTTTGTCAGTAGCAGAAACAAAACCTGTTTTTTCAAGATTAGATATATTTTGGGAAAGTACTCAATCAGGTAAATTAGAAGAATTAAATGCAGCTATAAACAGTAATGATAATGCAGCAGTTGGATTAAATGCTACAACAGGAACTTTTGCTGAAAGCACTAATGTTAGTACTAATATTGGTCCAGCATTTAAATTTATAGATGGATCTGGAGCTCTTATGAGTAATATAGTTGGAGCACCTACTATAACAAATGTATATAGACAAAATGATATTGCTAAAACAAATATCAGTCCAGCTCCGTTTACAGTAGCTACTATAATTGCTAATACTGAATATCAAATACAAACAGGTGCAACAGCTGCGGATAGTACGTTTTGGTATGGAGTTAGTTCTAATAATACTCCTTCAAGTGATGTTTATATATTTGATTTACAAGTAGAATCAACTGGAAGTCCTACAAATGATATAAGAAATATACCTGCTGCATTAACTTTGACACTTACAAATGTAGTTCCATGTATTAAACATACCAGTATAAGTGGTACTGCGATTAGTACTGGATGTGGTGGAAGTGGAACATATGATCTTACAGCTGCCGGTGTAGGTCCAACAGTAGAAGCTACCAATATAGTTCAACTTTATGGAACTAATGGGTCAGTACGTTCTACAGATAGTGATTATACTCAAGACTTAGTATGGAGTATAAGTAACATAATACCTGGAAAACTTGGGTCATTAAGTGATTTTAGTATTGATAGCACTGGTTTAATAACAAGTAATACAGTAATGACAGCATTTGGAAATTATGGATTAACAGTTACGTTGACAGATGTAAACGATACAGGATCTAATAAGTTAGTAGCAAGTGCTAATATTGTGTGGGTAGCAGGTGCTGAATATGCTCCTAAAATAATTGGTACAGGTAATACTTTAGCTGGTTCTCCAGGAGTAATGCCTTATGATAAAAAAGGTGAATGGAGATTTACAAATGATACTTATTCCTTAGCTTCAGCAACAGCTATTGGTTATCCTTCAGGTTGGAGTGTTGCTACATGGGTTTATAATTCTCAAGTAGAATATAATACAGATTATGGTACGAGCTGTAGATCAGATTTATTCCAAGGAGCTATAACTATTAAACCTATATTTAAAAATACTTCTACTGCTCCAGGAGATTCAAGTGTATTTTATACTATTCAATATAGAGCTAACTCTGGTGTATCTTGGACAAATATAGATACCGCAGCAGGAAGTACAGATACTTGGGCTGCAACAGATCCTTATAAACAATTTACCCGTGCTACTACAGGTGCAGGTCAAGAAGATGCAACATATAAGTTTGATCAAATAGGTGAATATAGAGTTGTAACAACTTTACCAAGTGGTTCAGGAGCGTCTGTAATGACATTTACTGTAGACTTTCAAGATGGAAATCAAGCTGGTGCACCACCATTTATTTCAGGACCTTGTACTCCTTAGTAATTAATGATAAAAACAAGTAATATATAAGATATGGCTTTAACAATAGACGTTAACTATTTTAATTCCTTTTATTTAAAAAGAGTTTATGCAAGTGATGGAACTGGAGCTAACGATCAAATGCCTTATACTGCTAATCAAGGTACAAGAGCTAGTAGCTGGTCTACACCTATTGTTAAAAATGAAACTTATGACTGGTACATAGAAGAATCTAGAATAAGAGCTGGGTATAATAATACTACAGTGGATTTTGGAGTTAAAGCTTTTATAGTAGAAGATAACGATTCACAGGTAGTAAGAGGAAATTCATTAATATATTCAGGTGTATTTAATTCTAAAACAGGAATTAATAACACTAATGAATTTAATGTAGGTGAAGAAATAACTAGAACTGTAGATCCAGTAGGAGGTACAATACAAAAACTTTTTGCTGAAGATACTAATCTTACAGTGTTTCAAGAGCGAAAATGTAATGTAGCATTAATAGATAAAGATGCAGTTTATACAGCAGAGGGAGTAGGTATTACTAGCACAGGAGCTAAGGTTATAGGACAAATTACTCCTGTTCCAGGTAATTGGGGTATAGGAACTAATCCCGAATCCTTTGCTACTTATGGTTATAATAAATATTTTGTAGACAGAGATAGAAATGCAGTATTAAAACTTGCAGGAACTCAAATACAAGAAATATCTAATCTTGGTATGATGGATTTCTTTAGAGATCAATTATCATTAGTAGGTAGTAGTGGAGCTTTATTAGGTTCTTATGATGTATACAATCAAAATTATGTACTTTCTATTCAATCTGGTGGAAGATTTAATGATACCGCATATAAAACCTTAACGTTTGATGAAAGAAATCAAGGGTGGACAAGTTTCTTTACTTATAAACCAGATGATATGTTTAGTTGTAAAGGTCAATTTTATAGCTTTAAAGGAGTTACTGCGTTAAGTAAATCTTATTTATATCAACATTATGTTAATGAAGAAAGAAATACTTTTTATGGCACTCAAAGCAAATCTTCTATACAGTTTGTATTTAATCCAGCACCAAACCAAATTAAAACTTTTAAAACTATAAACTATGAAGGTAGTAATGGTTGGGAAGTAACTAGTTTAATTTCAGACAGTACTGGTCAAGACGCTAGTGTTACTCCTCCAGGAAATTGGTTAAGTAATTACGATCAAATAACTGGTAATGTAAGAAAAGCAGATGGCAGTGCGGGAGCAGCGGATTATGCAAGAATATATAGTTATGATGAGGGAGCTTATACTGAAAATAATATTCAATATAGAGCAGGGTTTGATAGAAAACAAAATAAATATTGGGCTGTAATTCCTAATAATACTCAAAATCCTATAGCAGGTGAAGTTATATGGGGTAATCAAACAATGGGTATTAAGGGATATTTTGCTACAGTCACTATGAAAACAGATGACACTACTAATAACGGAGGATTAAAATCTTTATTTGCAGTTAGTAGTGAATTTATATCGAAATAAAATCTAATTAAATGAAAAAATCACATGAGGTAGACTTAAAAAAAGATCTTGGTCTATCTAAAAAGAATTTTCGAACCCAAATAATGGCGTTAGAAAATAAAATAAAAAATGTAGATCATAAAGATGTTATTATAGGAGATTCAGATGTATGTCCTTTAAAACATTCTTTTTCAGATGGTATATATGTTAGAGAAATAACTATACCAGCTGGTATGTTAATAATAGGAAAGATACATAAACATGATCATCCAAATTTTCTATTAAAAGGAGAGGTAGTTGTAGTTACAGAAGAAGGAGGTGTAGAAGAATTAAAAGCTCCATGTTCTATGATTTCAAAACCAGGAACTAAAAGAGCTTTGTATGCAAAAACTGAATTAGTGTGGACCACTGTTCATTTAAACCCTACAAATACACAGGATTTAGAAGAATTAGAAGAAGAAATAATAGCTCCTACATATGAAGCATACGAAAAATTTTTAGAAACTTATAATACAAAACAATTAAACGAATAATACTATGGCATGGGTAGCAACAGGTGCTGCAGTTGTAGGTGGTGTTTCCAAATTTCTTGGAGGTAGAAAAGCCGCACGAGCAGCCGCACGTAGAAAAAGAAAATTAAAAAAGAGATTAGATCATTTAGAAAGAAATAGACAAGAAATTATTAATCCATACGCGGGTGCTACCAACCTGTCTGGTATGGCTACTGATTTATCTTCTCAAATGAGTAATCCTTATAAAAACTTAGGAGTAGCTACACAAGCTGCTGAAATGCAAGCAGAACAAACAGATATTGCTTTAGCTAACACTCTTGATACCATCCGTGCTACAGGATCTGGTGCTGGAGGTGCTACTGCATTAGCACAAGCAGCTTTAGCAGCTAAGAAAGGAATTACAGCTAGTATTGAATCTCAAGAAGCTGCTAATCAAAAACAAAGAGCAGCAGGAGAAGCACAGCTTCAAAACCAAATCATGTCAGAAAAGAAGAGATTACAACAAATTCAAATGTCAGAAGGTCAAAGAATGCAAAACCTTGATGCTGCTGGTAAACAATTTGTATTTAGTCAAAGAGAGACTAGAGAAGTTTCTAAAATTAATAGAGTTGCTGGTCAATTAGATAATGCTAGACAAGAACAAGCTCAAGCCAATGCAGATGCTATGTCAGCTGTAACAGGAACTATTGGAGCAGTTGGTCAAATAGGTGCTAGTGGAGCATTTAAAAGTAATTAAAATTTAAATACATATAGAGTAATGAGTTACGAAAATCCAAGATATACATACGTAAGCCAAGATCAAGGTTTCCAGCAAATGCAACAAAGTCTAGCTAAAGCTGCTATTGGTTCTCATCAAGAGAAAGAAAAGCAAAAAGCATTAGAAAAAGCTCAAGGTAAAGCAGATAGATTAAATGAAGTTGCATGGAATGATAAATTATTAGCAGCTAATCCTGATGGTAGTGATTACCATCAAGGGGTTTTAGATAGAACATATGCGGGTAGTGGTAAAAGATTTGCTGAACTTAAAAGAATGATTAATGATGGAGAGGGATGTGAAGATGAAAGTTGTAGTAAAGAAATAGCTGAACTTGATAGATTAAATAAAGCTCCAGGAGAAACAATAAAATTATTGGGTAATTTTCAATCTGGTATAGATGTATTAAAAGAAGGAAATATAGATGTAAATCAACCTAATTACGTTAAGATGGATCTAGCCTCAAAAATTGTAAATGGAGAAATAGGGTATACTGAACCAGATTATAGTATGGAAGTAGTATTAAATGATGATGGTAGTCAACAATTAATATTTAAAGGCGAAGGATTAGGAGAAAATGGTGAATGGAGTATCAATAGTGGGAATTTAGGTGATGGAAAAATAGATAGTTTAATAACTGGACCTGTAAATACTAATGAAGAATGGGACGAAATAGACGAAACAACACCTATATTTGATAGAGATACGATTGATCAAAATGGAGATTTCACTTCAATATCTCCAGATTATTTAAGTAATATAGTTGAATATAATCTTGATGAAACTCAAGAAGCAGCATTTTTAGAAGCACAAAAAACAAACCCTGAATTAACAAAAGAAGATTGGGCCGCAGATCAAGATCCACCAATAGAATCTCAAGCAGTAGTGGATGGAAATGGTCAACCTTTAAGAAAAATAAAGTGGATTACTAAAAACCAAGCTGTTGGAGATGGTGTAGGAAGTTATAAGATACAAGTACCTGTTTATGAATATGATGAAAATGCAATACGAGCTAGTATTAAACCAAATATTGATGCTACAGTTAAAACTAATTTTGGTATAAACACAGACGGTAGTGTAGATGAACAAGGAGCAAATGAAGCTTTTCAACAATGGAATCAACCAAAAGATGGAATGTTCCGTCATTTACCTGAAGAATTAAAAGCAGAGATAAAAAACGGAGATCACCCTTATTTTAGTGAAGATGGTAAATTAAATTGGGATTCTATTAACGTGGAGAAATGTAAACCTGGAGAATCATGTAGTGCTTATAACACAGATGGCACATATAAACCAGAATTATTAGAAATATTTACTGATGTTTATACAGATCATTACATGGAAAATAGAATAAAAGGATTTATTAAAGGAAATAAACAAACTGAAGTACCAGCTGATGAACTAGCAAAATATAATAGTGAAATGTTAGGATTTCCTGCTACTCAAATAAGTAATGGAGTAAGAGTAATGAAAGGAACTCTTAGAACTACATCAGATCTATTAGCTGGTACCACAGAAACTTATACAGATGCTGAGATAGATGCACTGATTAATCCAAAAGATGACGATCCTAAGACTAAAACGGACGCAAAATATTCATAAATATGCCAGAATTATTAATGCAAGTTGGAGAAGACGTATGGTCTATAAATCCAACTAAAAAAGATATATTTTTACAGGATTATCCTGAGGCAGTTGAAGTACAAAAACCTCAACAATCACAACCCGAAGTAGATATTACTAGTGCTGAAGGTATGATGGATCTTACTTATTATACACCTGATGGTAAAGCACATCGTATAACAGGGGATCAAAAAAATCGTTTTCTACAAGCTTTTCCTGATGCTATGACTCTGGAAGAAGTACAAGAGAAACAAGCAGAATATAAAAAAGCACTAGCTGAACAACAAAGAAGAGAGAAAGAAAGAAATGATCTTATAGCTGCAGCTAATAAAGAAGTAGAAGATATAGTAAATTGGGATGATTTTGAATGGAATCAAGAAATCAATGGATTAACTTGGGATAAAGATAAAGGTGCATATTACGATAAAGAAGGTAATAAAATTGATGTTAGCGCAAGCATGGACGGTTTACCACCTGGAATTCAACCAGGGAGTGATGAAGCTGCAAGGTATAAAAATAGATTAAATCATGCAACACAGCTTGCTGTAGATGAAGCTGATAGAATAGAAAATAGTTTAGGCGAATTATTACAACCAGAAGCAGTTGATAAAGGTGGTTGGGATTGGTCTAAAAATACTTGGGGAGATTCTACTTGGTATAATCCTTTTGGATGGGGTACAGGTGATAAATTAGAAAATACAAATTTTGATCCTGATACTGGTGTATTAACTACAAAAGGTAAAGAAATTTTAGCAGCTCAAATGGGAGTAGATCCAGAAACAGGTGAACCTTATACAATAGATTCAATACCTGTAGAAAAGATAGAAGAAATTCAAAATGATTTTGCTACTTTAA